GCAAAAATAATTTATGATATGTTCAAGTCTGAAAACATACTTGATTTCTCAATGGGTTGGGGTGATAGACTTGCTGGATTTTACGCGAGTGAATATGGAAAACACTATGTTGGTTTAGACCCAAGAAAGGAGAATCACCCTATCTACAAGGAACAATCAGAGTTTTACCAAAAACACTTAGGTTTCTTTGAACATGAGAGAAAGTGTGATTTCCATTGTAGTCCTGCCGAAGATTTTGATTTCGCCCCGTACAAGGAACATTTCGACATGGTGTTTACGAGTCCGCCATACTTTAGTGTTGAACGCTATAGTTACGATGATACACAAAGTTGGGTTAGATATAAAGATATAGATGATTGGAACAAAGATTTCTTACATTCGACCTTGGGTAAACTTTGGGATAGTGTGAAAAAAGGTGGTTATGTATTGATTAATATAAGTGATGTGTATTCAAACGCCAAATGGAGTACCGACAGAGGTTGGTTAGAGATTTGTAATCCTATGAATGACTATCTATCAAAACTTGGAACCTATCAAGGTTGTATCGGAATGGAAATGGCTAAACGACCAAATAGTGGTGGAGCTGGAACAGCAAAAAGTTACGAGGGTTCCGTTTGGACGGAGAAGTCACTTGAGAATAAAGAAGATAAGAAATTTGGAGAACCTATTTGGGTATGGAAAAAATAACAGATTACTTTAAAAAATTCTACAATATGAAACCATACCTATTTATTGATGAGAAGGAATGGAAGTATATTTTAGATACATACGAGAAGGACGATGTTATAGAGGAGTTATCAAAGGCTCTACATACATATCCATGTCCTATACCTGAGATATCAGAAAAAGATACTTTAAAAAGTTTGAACAAACTAAAAGGTGTGAAGTGGCCTGATTTACTAATTGAAGGTAAGTGGTTTCCAAGAAACGAAAGGGACACGAGATATGAACTCACACCAAAGTATTTCAAACGAGACAATAAAGGAAATAATGCTTCCAACCCGTTTCACATAGAGACGAGATGGAAGGTGGATTGGACAAGGATGCCAAGTGGATGGAAAACATGGCAGACTGTCAAGGGAATAAAAACTATTGTGAGAGCATACTATACTTTAGACAAGGTTTTACTAAAGGTAGATTTACAATCCATACGAATGGCAACAACACTTAGAAAGTATGTGGCATCACAATTCAAACCAAGTATAGCAAAGGCATTTTATGACTATTTTGGAAGTGTTAATGTACTCGACTTTAGTGCTGGTTGGGGCGATAGGTTGGCTGGGTTTTATTGTGGAGAGACTACAAAATCATATGTTGGGATTGACCCCAATTCCACAAATCACCCAAACTATCAAAGACAAGTTGAGTTCTATAAAAAACATCAAACATTCTTCGAAGAAGAAAAAAAGGTAGAGTTAATTTGTAGTCCAGCAGAAGATGTGGATTACAAAAAATATGAAAATTATTTCGATACGATATTCACTTCACCACCCTATTTTGATGTTGAGAAGTATAGTGATGAGGATACACAAAGTTTTAAACGATACACCACAATCGATAGTTGGAATGAAAATTTCCTACACAAAACAATCGGTAAGTTGATACCTACATTAAAGAAGGATGGTATACTTGCCGTAAATATTGCAGATGTCTATCATGAGTCAGTTAAAGGTTATGTTGATATAACAAATGCCATGAATGACTTCATTAAATCACAAGGATTAAAATACGAAGGTTGTATTGGAATGGAAATGACTAAGAGGTTTAATTCAGCAGGTGCTGGTAAAGGTGTTAGTGATTATTATTCAGAAGATTTAAAAGAAAAGGCAGTTATAACTGAGGATATGGCATTTGGAGAACCGATTTGGATATGGAAAAAGTAAAGGTATTATATACAATAGGTGATTCATTTGTTTATGGCCATGGTTTGGAGACTCGGTGGTCTACCACTTTAAGTAGAAGGATTGGTGGATCTGATTGTAATGTTAGTCTTACAGGCTCATCAAATGACAGAACATTTAGGACTGTAATTAGGGACATTTCACGAGTTGAATCCGAAGGTAAGGTTTGGTCGGAGACCACTAATGATATCGATTGTCAATTATCAGATTTATTTGTAATTGTTGGTTGGACATCACCCTTTAGGTTTGAATGGTTCCATCGTGGTGAATATTATCAATCACGACTTTGGAGTCAAGAGAAAAAATGGAATTATAATGATGGAAGGATTGATTATAAATTTTCTGATGAGATTTCAAAACCCATTGCTATGGAGTTGAATTCGTTGGTGAGATTTTTTACACAAATCATAACTCTTAAAAACTTTTTAGATAATAAGAAAATACCAAATATATTTTTCAATTGTTTTTTTCCTTTTGGTGAGAACACCACAGAATATTTCACAGAATTGATTGGCAGTTTAGAAGAAAATAAAATTCCACAATTGAGAACTTTCGATAATATAGATACATATTATAGTCTTGATTCACTTTGGAGTTGTGTACCAAATGACTACAAGGAATTAAATCACCTTGAATTCATCGGACAAGAAAATTTGGATGAAAGTCTTCATCCAACTCCACGAGGTCATCATTTATGGTCAGAAAAATTATTTGAATATGGAAACTTATGATTGATATATTATTTGTAAACACAAATTCATTAGACAAAACATTTCAAAATTTATCAAAGTATGCTGCAAAGGAACCACCGATATGGGCATCCCTCTTGGCTAATTCAATCAGATTAAAAGGTTATAGTGTTGATATATTAGATTGTGAAGCTTTAGAGTTGAATACTGAACAAAGTTACAATTCAATAAAACAGATAAATCCTAAACTAATATGTTTTGTTCAATTTGGACAACATCCATCCGCTTCAGCACAGAGTATGTCAGGTACGCATGATTTGTTAGAAATTATGGACTATGAATTTAAAACAATATTGGTTGGATTATATCCATCGGCACTTCCGAAAAAAACTATGTTAGATGAAAAATGTAATTTTGTTTGTGAAGGTGAAGGAGTCGACACTTTAATTGGATTGATGGAAAGTGATTTTAATAATGTGAAAAAAATTCCTCGTTTATGGTATCGTGAAGAAGATGAAATAAAGTTTACATTCAAGTCACAGATAATCAGTAGTTTGGAAGAAGATTTACCTGGTATGTCATGGGATTTGTTACCGATGGATAATTATCGAAATACTATTCACTTTTCAATGACCAATAATAATGAAAGAGCACCATTTGCTTCTCTGTATACATCATTAGGTTGTCCGTATAGATGTGATTTTTGTTGTATTAATGCACCATTTGGAAAATCGATATTTAGATATTGGAAACCTGAGTTCATAATTAATGAGTTCGAAAAGATTTCAAACATGGGTATAAGAAACATAAAGATAGCCGATGAAATGTTTGTTTTAAATAAGAATCATATTCTAAAAATATGTGATTTGATTATTGAACGAGGTTATGACTTCAATATTTGGGCATATGCTAGAGTAGATACAGTCAAGGAAGAATATCTTGACAAACTTAAAAGGGCAGGAGTGAATTGGTTGGCTTTAGGTATAGAAAGTGGTAACAGAAAAATAAGAGTTGATTCGGTTAAGGGTAAGTTTGATGAAATTGATGTGGTTGATATTGTAAATAAAATAGAATCTTCGGGCATAGAAGTCATTGGAAACTATATGTTTGGTATGAGTGGAGACACTATTGAAACAATGAAACAGACTTTAGATTTATCTATCGAGTTAAACACAAGTGCAGCTAATTTCAATCCTACGATGATATTTCCGGGTTCACCATTATTCAACGATGCTCTAAATCGAGGTGTAAAATTACCACCGACATATTCAGGTTATTCCTATTATTCTAAAGATTCATTTCCAAATCCTACTGATAATTTGAATAGAAAACAGATATTAGAATTTCGAGATGATGCCTTTAACAAATATTATAATAGAATTGAGTGGTTCAATAAAATAGAAAATAAGTTTGGTTTGGATTCTGTCAATATTTATAAAAAAGTTTTAGAAACAAAGTTAGAGAGAAATCCATAATGTATAGAGTAAATTTATTTGGTGACAACAAACATTGTTTTAGTAATATATTTAGTGATTTTATTTACACGGATACGGATTGTGATTTAGATGTTTTTGTAACTCAAGCATTTCATGAAGAACAATGTTCGGTAGATAATTTAAAAACAAATAAACTTATAATTTTTAATCTTGATGTATGTCATTCTCTAAGATTTGATTTATTTCCTCAAGTGACAAAATTCCTTGAGAATACAGACATCGAATGTTTAGTCACAACTTCACACTTCTTGACTGAGGATATTGATGAGAAATTTCAATATATGTATTACTCACAAACGACACATGATCTCAATGAAAATATACCAACAAAAGACTTACCTATTTTATTTTCACGAGATGTCTCTTATTTACGGCAAAGGAAATATTTAACTTTCAATAGTGTTGTCAAAAATCATCGTACAAAATTATACGAGTTTTTACGAGATAATAATCACTTAAATGATGGTTGGGTTTCATATAATTCTCAGGCATTGCAAGGTTGTTTACCAGATGGAGAAAGTGTAATACTTGATAATGTTGATGATTCAAAAGAACAAGAAAATAGAGGAATGGCTGATTGGAATTTTGGTCTATATTTGTCATCATATTTCAGTATAATAACCGAAACTGAATTTAATCATGTTGATGGAGAAGATATCCCAAGTGTAAATTTTTCCGAAAAAACATTTAAAGCCATATTGGGAATGCATCCATTTTTTATATTATCTCAACCGAAGGCGTTATGGTCTCTTAAAAAAATAGGATTCAAAACCTTTGAAAAGTATTGGGATGAAAGTTATGATTTAGTTACAAATGATAAAGATAGACTCCAAGTATGTTTCAACTCGATTGATAATTTTCTAAAAAATGACAAACAACATATGCATAAAATATTGAGTGGAGTAGAATTTGATTCCACAATTGGTTCTATTTTAAAACACAATTTTGAGCATTTTACCACACATGCTATTTCCCAAAATAATTTACTCAGAGACAAGATAGGAGAATTAGTTGGAACTTAGAGAAATAATATCAAATCTTGAATATAAATTAGATTTCTCAACATTTAGGAATGAATTTGGATTGGACTTTGAATTTGAAGGAGAAAAATTGATTGTTCGTGGTGATTGGGATTGCTCTCTATTAGAACAATATAAAGTACTCGATGAAGCTTTATCAGATAAGTATGAATGGGAGTTTTTGACAAGTAATTTGAAAAGTGGTATAGAATGGAAACCAAATGTTAAAGTTTTCAATCCTCATTTAGATAGGACTTTTGGACACGCTTTAATGGCTTCTACTAATGATTATAATGTATTAACTGATTTAGAAATCGATATATTGAAAAAAGAAGAGAAAGATTTAATCTTTTCATGTTACAATAGAGCACCAAGACCACATAGAGTAAGAGTTATAGACGAAATACTTAATAGAAATTTAGAAAAACAAGGTTTAATTTCTTTTTGTTGTACTGAGGAAGAACGGCCATTCCGTTGGAAGGATATAGTAACATATGTTAAATCACTTAATGTATCCGAAAAAACAATTGAATATTTTTCTAATTGTCCACATGAATTAGATTTGAAAATAAATGAGGAAGAAGATTTCCAATGTATTAGATTTGAAAAAGAGGATATCAAGAAAACATTTTTCACTATAGTTACCGAAACATTTTTTTACGAAAGGGATTGTTTATTTGTAACTGAAAAAAGTTTTAGATTTTTACCATTTCATCCAACAATAATTGTGGGTCAACCACATACATTAGAATATTTAAAAGATAGTGGGTTCAAAACATTTCCCAAAATGTTCGATGAGAGTTATGATAATATAGAAGATGATGATGAAAGGTTACAATTTATATTAAATGAAGTTGAAAGGTTATGTAAACTACCACGAGAAAACTTAAAACAAAAATATATCGAATCATTTGATTCAATAAAACATAACATGGATTTGGTAAAAGAAAGATACTGCTATTAATAATTAATTTCAATACTATTTGGATATATTTATATAAAAAGAGGTTATATGACAGAAAATACATTATGGGTTGAAAGACACAGACCCAAATCACTTGATACATACATTGGTAATGAACAACTAAAAGGCAAGGTAAAACACTATTTAGATAGTGGTGATTTACCACATCTTCTTTTGTTTGGGAAAGCTGGTACAGGTAAGACCACTCTCGCTAAATTACTCGTTAATAATATAGATTGTGATTATCTATACATTAACGCATCAGACGAGAACAATGTAGAAACCGTAAGAAGTAAAGTCAAGAACTTTGCATCCACTATGGGTTTCAAGGATTACAAAGTTATAATCTTGGACGAGTGTGACTACATCACACCAAACGCCCAAGCCGCACTTCGTAATCTTATGGAAACATTTAGTAAACATTGTAGGTTCATCTTGACTTGTAATTTTGTAGAAAGAATTATCGACCCGATACAATCTCGGTGTCAATCTTTTCAAGTGATTCCACCAAATAAGAATGATGTAGCTAAACATCTACACAATATCCTAACACAAGAGGGAGTGAGTTACGATAGAGAGGATTTGGGAATATTGGTTAATAGTGGTTATCCTGATATAAGAAGAGTTATCAATGGAGCTCAACGACAATCCATTGGTGGTAAATTGAGTATTGATAAACAGAGTATAGTAGAAAACGATTATAAGATGAAGTTATTGGAGATACTCAAGACTCAAGATAAGAAAAACGCTTTCAAAAACATTCGCCAATTAATGGCAGATGCAAAAGTGACGGACTTCGCCGATTTATTTAGGTTACTTTATGATGAAGTTGATGGATACGGAAAAGGTCATGTTGCAGATTGTATACTTATCATAGCTAAATATGAGTTGAGTGATTCACAAGTTGTAGATAAAGAAATAAATGCTATGGCTATGATTATTGAGATACTATCAGTTACGAAATGATAATACTCGAAGGATATGAAAACACTTAGATATAACCCACCAAATGAGTGGACAATAAATGAAGCAAATTATCTATTTCTTGGATTTTGTGATATGTTATCCTATATAAATTCTTATTTCAAGGGTAGAAACGATATGAAAATGATAGAAATCGGTTCATTTATGGGAGAATCATCATCATTGTTTGCTGCAAGTGGAATGTTTAAAGAAATACATTGTATTGAACCATTTAGTGGAAAAGAAGAAGCATTCGATACATTACCAATTGATACTTGGGACGATGTCAAGGAAGAGTTTCGCACAAATACAAGAATTTTTGATAATATAATTTTACATCAAGATTTTAGTTATAATGTGGATAATGAATTCGAAGACAAGTCATTTGATTTTATTTATATAGATGGTGCTCACGACTATAAATCCGTTGAAAGAGATATTCAATTGTATTTACCAAAAGTAAAACCATTACGATTATTTGGTGGTCATGATTACTCTGAAGAATTTCCATCTTTGATTGAGGTTGTAAACAAATTAATTGGTCAACCCGATAAACACTTTTCAGATGCGAGTTGGATTAAGAATGTCGGATTTTAAAAAGTATGTAATTCATATATCATCAAATAGTCTTAGTTGTGAATCGGCGTTAAATACAATCAAATCTGCAAAAAAAGTTGGAAAGATAGATGTTGAGTTATTTGATGGGTGCACAAAAAATGAATCCTTAGAATTAAATCAGAAACATAAATTTAAATTACTTGATAAAGGCCAATCATGGAATAATATAGGATATTTAGAATCCATACTTGGATGTTTTTTTAGTCATTTCATGTTGTGGGAAAGGTGTGTTGATACCAATGAAAAGATTTTAATTCTTGAACACGATACTATCTTCACTTCTGAGTTTAAAGATTGTGATTATGAGGGTGTGTTAAACTATGGAAAACCACTATGGGATAGTAAAGAAAAAAGTACCAAATTTAATTTTGATAGAATACATAAAGAACGAAACAGAAGTGGTTTATTTGAAAGAACTTGTGAATGTAAGTTACAAGATGAAAAAGAATGTTTCTGTCACAAATATTTTTTACACGGAGCACATGCATATACTATTACACCAATGGCAGCATATAATTTAATAGAGAAGTCAAAGGAAGTCGGTATATTACCAGCCGATTTACATATCAATAGGTATAATATTAAAATAGCTGATGTTAATCCATTTTGTTCATATCAAAATCAGACTTTTTCTTTAATACAAAGGAGAAAAAAAATTCATGGATGGTATGATGACAAAAAATTTAAATGTGGAGACGAGGCATGGTCAAACTAATAAAAGAAAATTCTAAACAATTTCATTATTGTATCTCTGAACATTTATCAAGATATATGTTGTTAGAAAATCATTTTATACTAGCAAAACTATCTCATGTTCTAAAAGATGACAAGGTTTATACCTTAGAATTGGATACGGCTATTAGTCTCAATGATGTAGCAACAAAGTCAATCGATACGAGTGAGTTTATTAATGATTTTATCGATAAAGAAATTTATTTTTGGACTTACTTAACTGATAAAAAAGTCTTTGATATTTTCAAAATAAATGATAAGGTAAAGTTTGTTCAAAAATATATACCTGACTTTACTTATATAGAGTTGGAAGAAGACACGGATATAATTAATGTTCAACAAGCATTCAACAAACAATATTCTTTTATTGAGCATTTATCAACTAATAAAAAATGGACGAGAGATTTTCTTGGTAGAAAGTTAATATTTCCTAATTCAATTCATAATCCAAATGATATTCAAGAGAATAAAAATTCACCTGATTTTGTTGTTAAGGATGTTGAATTGGATTCAGGTAGTGGTATTTATTTATTCGATAAGGAGGATTTCGATTCTGAGATTTTTACACAACTTTATTGTGAACAATTCATTGACTCCGACAAACATTTCAATACATTTCATCTTTGTGGTAAGTATAGGTCTTATGATATAACAAATTATAATGACTTTAATTTTTTGAATATTCCCACCTATAAAGTTCTTGAGTCAAAACAAAAAATAGAATATTTAATTCGTGATAGGTGGGACTTTAATTTATCTTCAAGGTATCAATCATTATATCATATGTCAGATGAATATAGATAAATTATATTATGTCAACCTCGATAGGAGAAGTGATAGAAAACAGAAAATGGAATCTCAAATCAATTCAATAGATTGTCTCAAAACTATGGAAAGATATTCAGCTGTAGATTGGAAAGATATTGATTTTGAAAACGAAGTTTTACTTGATAAGTTGTATACAAAAAGGGAGAAGGGTTATAAGTTGGGTATTTCACTCACACCAGGTGCGGTTGGATTACACCATTCTTTTGCCGAAATATATAAAAAAAACTTGTTTAACAATTATGGTAACATACTTATATGTGAAGATGATGTAGTATTTGTAGATGGATTTAATGAAAAATTTAATGAATCATTAAAACACATACCCAATGATTGGGACATGGTTCACTTTGGTTATATAAAATCAGATTTAGTAATTAAAGAAAAGGTAAATAATTATTACTCCACCTATGACTATAAGCCAGGTAATCAATGTTTTATGGTTAATAAAAAGGCATGTGAAGTATTCTTACAATATATGACACATCCAAAAATGGCAGTAGATTCAGATATGACACATCGAATTGTAAGAAAGGGATTGTTGAAAGGTTATATTTCCAATGAGAGATTAGCTTACCAAGAGAATATTGGGGATTCTGATACCGTACCACGAGACTTTGGTGAATTTTACTATGAATGAATTATTAGATAAATGTAGAATTGGTTATAGATTCGGAAAAATTACACCTGATAGAAGATATTGGTTATGTTGTGGTGGAGTTAGTAGTATAGGAAGTTGGGATGAGGATGGAACATTCAAAGAATTTTGGGAGTCTCAGAAATATCAAGATATTAGGGATGTTTTACAAAATGATTATGAGATGTTTGAAGAACTTGTCGCTTGTAGATATTGTCCACATTATGTTATTGAGAAAAATTGGGATAGTCATTATGGACACATCAATACCGATGGAAATCCAAAACAAGGCCCAAGAGAATTTCAATTCGAAGTTGGTAATCCTTGTAATCATAGATGTGATTTTTGTTGGCATTGGTCTAAGTCACTTTTGGAAATAGGTCATCCAAATCCTGATTGGAAAGAGTGGTCAAAACAATTTATTGAATGGGATGTATTTAAATCAATAATTGATGACCTTGAAGATTTAGGTGGTTGTGAAGTGATATCAATTAGTGGTGGTGGAGAACCATTTGTATTGAAAGACATGATGAAGATGTTGGGTTATGTCAAGAGTAAAGATTTTGAACTAAAGTTATTTACAAATTTTTCCATAATATCACATGATGATATCAACAAATTAGTTGAGATGGAAATAGACCAATTGGATATTAATATATCGGCTGGTACGAGAAGAACTTATTCCGACCTACGAGGAGTGAAACCAAAGGAATGGGATAAGCTTTTGGAAAGGTTACGATACTTGGGAGAATTAAAAAGTGATAAAACATTTGTCAAGTATGTGAATATCTTGACTAAGGACAACATAGAAGAGGTCGAAGAGATTTTTTCTATAAGTGAAGATGTGAAAATTGATATGATTGATTTTCGGGTAATGACGGCTCATCCAATGTATGATAAGTTGATACCAACAGAAAGTCAAATAAATAAATTTGTTAAAAGTGTTCCTAAATTATCCTTAAAACATAAGGTTGATTATTGGAACGAATTAGATTATGTAAGGAGTTAAAATGTACTTTGAAGCAACAGTTGTGTTTATAGAAGAAATACAAATGAAAAATGGTGTTAAAGAAAAGAAGGTTAGAAGAAGTTACTTAGTAGAATGTGATTCAGTAACAGTAGCAGAAGCTAAAGTAAATGAATTCGTAAAGGATTCACCTTTCGTCTTTGAGACAATATTAGTAAAACAATCAAAAATAGTGGATGTGATAGAATAATGGAAAGACATTGGGGAGAAAAAAAATCAACAACAAAATCAAGCTCTAATAATAATGAGAAACATATTACCGTACAAGATAATAAAATTTATTATTATTCAGGTGTCGGTAGAGGTAGTTGCTCTGAACTCAATAAAAAAATTGGTGAGTTAGAGGGTAAGTATCTTGGAACTGCACAAAGTTTAGGTATTGACCCACCGACAATTAAGTTATTTATTAATTCAGGTGGTGGTAGTGTTGTTGGTGGTATAGCATCTATGGATACTATATTGAGAACAAAAGTACCTGTCCATACTTATGTAGATGGTTTAGCAGCAAGTGCCGCTACTTTCTTATCAGTAGTAGGTGATTATAGATTTATGAGTCAACACTCTTATATGTTGATTCATCAATTGTCAAGTACTTTTTGGGGTACATATGCTAACTTCGAAGATGAAAAGAAAAATCTTGATTTGATGATGAAGACCATTAAGGATGTGTACAAAAAATATACAAAAGTCCCTATGAAAAAACTTGATGAAATATTGAAACATGATTTACTATGGGATGCCAAGACTTGTAAGGAGTATGGCTTAATAGACGAAATCGTATAAGGAGAATAATATGGCTAAAAGAAAATTTAGACCACCAGCAGGTCAACAACCACAACCTCAACAAGTTAAAGTTGATTTATCACAGGCAGAAACTATGAAATGTGAACATTGTGGTAATGTTGTTTTTATAAAAGGAACAGTACTTAAGAGACTTTCCGCACTTGTAAGTCCAACTGGACAAGAGGCAATTGTACCGATTGAAATATTCAGTTGTGGTAGTTGTGGTGAAGTTCCTAAAAGTATGATGAAGGATATTGGAGAGGATATTGGACTCACAACAAGTTAAGCTAGGAAAAGGTTTATTTGTTTTAAGAGGTGAATTAGTAGATTACATAGAACAATTACTAAAAACCTTTTATAGAATTTCAGAATTTTTTGATGCTGAAAAATTGTGGATACCGAGTCACATATCAAATGAAAATGTAGAAAAGACTGGATATCTTGATGGATTTGAGAATCAAGCCAGTATGATACAATCTGTACATGGTGATGAGTTGGGGATGTGTTCACCAACCGTTTGTCATCATTGTTATTGTATGCTTGAAGACACCAAGATTACTAATAAAGCTTTCGTATCACATGGTAAGTGTACACGGATTGAGGAGACGGGTGATTCTTTAGAAAGATTATTCAACTTCACAATGTCTGAAATTATATTCGTTGGTGATGAAAAATATTGTGAAGAAAGTATATCAGATTGTCTTGGATACTTTAGACAATATTTCTGTGGTATTGGTCTTGATTTCAAATTAGAAAAAGCGAGTGACCCATTTTTTGGTACAAAGTCTGAGTTGAAAAAGAAGGCTCAAAAAATGAGTGGTTCTAAAATAGAAATAATATGTAACGACATTTCAGTAGGTTCTATAAATTTTCACAAAAGAAAGTTTGTTGATAATTTCAATATAGAATCAGAATCAACGGCATGTGTTGCTTGGGGGTTAGAAAGACTACTTCATGTTCTATTGATACAAAAGAAAACACCTTTAGTAGAATTAAAATGGAATAATTTTCATAAATATACTAATGTTAAACCGAGTTGGAGAATGAATTCTATTTGTTTTGATTATGGATGGCATTACATTGACGGATTGACTTATTGGATTATGGAAAAGGATTTGACCAAAATAAAAAAAGGTGACAACAATAATAACTTTCAAGTAATTGATAGTATAGATAAGGTCAACTTATTTGAAATAGAATTGAAAAATGGTATAGAAAATATGCATCAAGACCTGATGGATTGGAAAGAAAAATGGGACTTCGATGAATTAATTAATAGAATCAATCAAGGTTGTATTCTTTATATCAATATTTTAGATGATAGAGCAGTTCAATGGCAATGGTTTTGGTTTGGAAAATTCAAAATAGAAGAACACAATTGGAATTATGATTTTGATTTACCTCATGATTGTACATTTAGTGGAAATTGGTGGGTAGATTCTAAGTATAGAAGAAAAAGAGGATTATTTTTTGATTTTTACCAAGACCAATGGTATGATTTGAAATCAAGAGGTTATAAAAGGGACTTATCTTATTCAGATGGTTGGAATATAAACGCTCTGAGAGCTTGTTTTAAATTAACTTATGTTGGTTCAGATTGGTTTTCAAAGTATAAATTGTAGAAAGTAATATTTATAGATATGGAGTTTATATATTCAAATTATACATCAAGTGTAGAAACACTAACTAATCAATTTTATTCTGATTTAACGGGTTCATTGGGTTGGGGTGCTAACTCAGGTATGTTTAGTAGGTTAGATTTAGTACCACAGAGTGGTAGTTTAAGTGTTCTTGAAGCCAACACCTTAATTGCTCTTTGGGGACATACAAGAAATCGATTAGATTTTACTAATTTTAAAAGTTATCTTAATTCAAACAATTATAATAAATTAGAATTTCATGAAGAAAAAAATATAGGTAATTTATATACAATTTATGAACATTTATCATCAAGTCTTGCTACATCAAATATAAGTTCATCATTGCATTTATATGGAAAAGGTGTTAATCCTACTGTAAACATTGAGACAGATACAAATACAACTTATAAACTTTACAACATATTTCCTGCCAATTCCTCATCATTACATCATGTAACAAAAGATAAACAAATCATGAGAAATACATTAACAGGTTCTTATTTTGCCGAATCAACTTCCCAATTAGATGATGTTAAGTGGACAACAAGTTCAGCATTTCCTGACTTGGTGGTAAAAAAAGGTTTTACAGATAATGGTAATGGAATTTTCTTTTTTGATTTTTCTGAATTGACAAATTATAATTCAGAAGTTTGGAATGTTTGGACGGGTAGTTATCAGGCTTTTGCAGAAAGATACATAGATTCTGATTCATTCAATGGATTTTCAGTAGTGATGGGTTCTCATGCTATAGTTGGAAATGATTCGGTCATAACTGCTAATAATTATCCTAATAACAATTACAATGTTCAATTGAAACCTATCAAGGGAAATTCAAATCCATTTCTTGATTTTAATTTGAATGATGGTGTGGTGGATGATTTCGGTAATGTTTCTCAATCATGGTCATTACCAAATGTCGAATCAATTATAGAAACAAAATTATATAGTGATTGTGATATAGAAATGTCAGATGGAAGCACTAAAAAGATATCAAACTTGTCCATTGGCGATTCGGTAAAATGTTATGCCACGAGTGATTCTGTAAAGTACATGGAGAGTTTTTATTCGGATTATTTCAATGTTCTTCATTTGACATCTTCAGTTGGTCAGAATACAAGTGGTATTTCAAATAGTACTTCATTGAGTACTGAAAGTAAAACCATTCATAAACTCGTACCAATAGTAAACAATGACTTGGTGACAATCGATTCCAAAGTAAAGATAGGAAAGTATGGTTCTATTTTTGCTAAACCAAATGGAGAAAGTAATTATAGAATGGTTGCAGTTCATGAACTGATTCAGGATAGTTTTGTGTTACTCAATAATAGTGGAAATGATACATCAAACATCACAACGGCTATGGTTGATTCAAATTCTAACACATTCAACTCAATAAAAATAATTTTCGATGGAGATACAAATCATTATCAAAAAAGATTTTTAAACATAAATGGATATTTAGTTTTAGAAGCTTAAAAGAGAAAAAAGGTTATGGTTAAAATTATTCATCAAATTTACATTCAAGGTTATGAGGCCATGAATGAACACCTTCAAAAATATTGTATGATGTGGATGAGGATGTATGGAAAGGATTGGGAATACAAGTTTTGGAGTGATGAAGAATTACTACCATTCGTAAAAGAAAATTATCCTGACTTATACGATATCTATAAAAATCTTGTGCCTGTCAAAAAATCTGATTTATCACGATTATTACTACTACATCATTATGGTGGGATGTATGTGGATTGTGATACTATTCCTATTAAGAGAATAGATTCTTTGATAGAAAAATACGATGATTTTGGTGCAATACATTGTTGGGAAACTGAAAGTGATGAATCATGGAAAAAGGATATTAAACAAGATTTTTTGAAATTTAATTTCCCATTGAATCCAACTACCGAAAATAAAATTATTGGAAGTGCATGGTTATATACAAAACCCAAACAAGATTTTTTGATAGATTTTATAAATGATGCAAAACATAGAGAAGACCAACCAGTCCTATTACACTTTTCAACTTGGTATTACACAATTTGGTTATTAGAAAATCAGATAGATAAAAAGGACATGAAGATATTAGATCCTGATTATTGTTTATCTGTCGTCCCTACTGATAAATCTTATTGTATTCATTTGTATGATTTTGGATGGAGAGACAATACAAAGAAACCTTGGGAAGTTATATAGGGGTTAGATATGTTTACACAAGATTTTTTAAATAAAACCGTAAGATTTTCACCACCAACCGAGTGGAATAAGAATAGAAATAATAATTTATTAAGTCTATTAAAATTGATAGGGTTTTTAGACGAAACCCTACCAAATGATAAATTGAAAATGTGTGAGTTAGGTACTTTTTATGGAGAATCTACATTTCTTTTTGCCAGTTCACAAATATTTGATAAAATTTATACCATAGATAGTCTTAAAGAAGATGAGTATTTAATTGATTTATTTGATGTAGATATAGAATCAGTTTTAAAAACACGAACAGAACTATTATCATTATATAATAATATTGAATTTATTCAGAGTGATATGTTAGATTATTTAAAACAAAATAAAGATTTTGATTTTGTTTATTTGGATGCAAATAAAAATTTGATAGATGTATTAGAAGAAATAAAAAATGATGTAGATATTATTGGTGGAGATGATTGGGATTTTAAAACAGTTAGAAATTCAGTATTTAGGGTATTGGGAAATAATATTAAAGTATTTAATGAAAAGGAGTGGATATGGGTAAGATAAGTGTTTCATCAACATGAATACTTTACACTTTTTTTGGTTACAAGGTGAAGAGGATTTAAAATCTTATCGACCTGATTTATATGAAACTCAGTTTGATTGGATTGATAATCATCCTCATTTCAATGTTATGTATTGGGATTTTGGTAAATTAAATACATTAGTAAATGAATCATATCCACAATATAAAGATGTTTGGTTAGACATACAAAATAGTGATTTTAATCAACGACACATATATTGTAAGATGATGGATTTTACTAAGTTTTTAGTATTTCATAGATATGGTGGGTTTTTTATTGATAGAGATTTACATTATAGAAATTCAATTGTAGAGTTGATGGAATATGGTGGAGTCGTTTGTAGTGAAAGAGTTATAGAAGAGAGATTTATGTCAAGTGATATTGGTAAAAAAATGTACTCGCAGGTTAGTGGTTATGAATTTCTTTTACAAGATTGTTTCATTGGTTTTCAGAAAGAATCTGATTTCTGTATCGAATTTGTTGAATGGTGTTTAAAGAATAACAGAAAAATGAGTGGTACTCTTGATGCATTTAGTGTATTTAGTTTAACTGATTATTATAATGAAGATTCAAAAAGATTTGACAATATAAATATATTACCAGAACACAAGTCTGTATTTAATGTCGAGTATTGTATTGAAAATGGTTGGTTGGATGAATCTCATGCAAATGATGTTGGTTATTGTTACCATACCTTTGAAAGTACTTGGATGGATAGGTCAGCAGATGAACCTTGGAACGCATAAAGAATGATTTTTGATTGTTCAATTATATATTTATTAATATGAAAACAAAATCTTTGTTTGACCACATCACCCACATAACATCGAAACAGACTAAAAACTATTGGGAGAATTTGAATGATGCCGATAGAAAGACTTGGTCTAATTATATGGTAAATAGATTTCTTTCGATGAATATGAATTGGGCAGATTTGGTCAATGAAATACAGAAATATAAATTAGAACCAAAAGACTTATACCGATTGTATACTGAAATATTACCAAAGGGTAAGCAGTGGTTAAAATATACTAAAGGAAAAAAGGTTATGAAACATCCTCAATGGGTTGTAGAAATCGTTACAAAGTATCACGAAGTTAGTATCAAAGAAGCTAATGAATATCTTGACATCTATTATAGTTCAGAACAAGGAAAGGCTGAATTGAAATCAATACTTCAAAAGTTTGGGTCAGAACCAAAGGAGATTAAAAAACTAAACCTACCATGATTTATTCAAGGAATGAATGGGATACACTAAAAGAAGTATTTGTAGGTAACATAGAAAATCCAAACAATCCGATTAAAGGTAAGGACATCCATTGTATTAATTATGCTAATAGAGAAGATATAAGTGATGTCAGAGAAGGTTATTATCCAAAACAAGTCATAGAAGAGACACAAGAAGATTTAGATGAGTTAGTCTCAATACTAAAATCTTTTGGTGTTTCTGTTAAAAGACCAAAATCTCTTAATAACTCGAATAGTTTTTCAAATGGTCACTGGTCAACAGATGGTTATTACACCTATTGTCCAAGAGATAGTGTTTTAATTATAGGTGATACCATAATAGAATCACCCATGGCACTTCGTTCAAGATACTTTGAGACATTTAGTTTCCGAGATGATTTTATAGATTGTATGAAAGATGGAGTCCGTTGGATTTCCGCTCCTAAACCAAGATTATTAGATGATTGTTATCAGAGGGAAAACTTAGACGAACTTACACTTACAAACACAGAACCAATATTCGATGCCGCTAACATACTAAGATGCAATAATGACATTTTGTATTTACTTTCGAATACAGGAAATGAATTAGGAGCACAATGGTTACAAAACTTTCTTGGTAGTGAATATAAGGTTCATGTGTTAAGAAATATGTATAGTTATGTGCATTTAGATTCGACAATAGCTTTATTAAGAGAGGGATTGTGTCTATTAAATCCTGAGCGGGTAAATGAAGATAACCTACCCGAAGTTTTAAGGTCATGGGATAAAATTTGGTGTACCGATATGGTGGACATTGGTTACTATCCAAACTATAATCATGCATCAACATGGGTAGGAATTAATCTATTATCTTTAAATTCAAATTTAGTTATATGTGATGAGAATCAAATCGAACTTCATAAACAATTATATAAAAATAATGTAGAAGTAATACCTATGAAATTAAGACATGCAAGAACACTTGGTGGAAGTTTTCATTGTGTAACATTAGACACATATAGGAAAGATTGATGTCATATTTAAAAATAGGAAATGTTGGTTGGACAATTGAAGATACAGGTTTTGGAAATAGAATTCAATTTTGGGAGATAGCCTACGCATTAAATAAGTACAATAATTTTGATTTTGAAATATTAGTAGAATCAGACAAATGGTTAGAGACTAAGTTTATAGATTTTCCAAATACAAAATCATCCAAAGAATTATTTGATGAGTATACAGACTTACCAAGTATTGATGCAACAAGGCCTTGGTTATCAAAGTTAGATAAAAATACAAATTATTGGATTGAAGAAGAATGGCCACCATGTAATTCTGGTTCCTGGACAAGATATAAATTTGGTAATGATTTTTATGGTACATGGTTACATTTATTAAAGTTAAAAGATGAAAACCTTGAGTCTAAAATTCAAAATTTAGTGGGAGATAGAATAGGTATTCATGTGAGACATTGGCCAACAATAACTGATGACCCAAGAAGGGATTTAATTCCAAGATTTGATTATGAAACTAAAATGAAATATTTGAGAAAAGTTTTAGATAATCATCCTAATGATAAATTTTTTATGAGTTCGGATGTGACTTATGATAAACCTGCCACAGGTCCTTTATTACCTAACTATCGTAAGGATGGTCAATGGTTATCAGAAATTTATGAAGATTATGATATCGTAGATTATAGAGATATTATAGACTTAGACGATTTTTTACCCAATGAGTTTATAGAGACTAAAGATATAGGATGGATAAAATCATTTGATGATGAGGGTAGGACTTTAAAAGTATCAGAGAGGCCTCTTTATTTTTATGAAAATATGAAAGAAAAATTACAACCAATTGAAAAAATATACGAATTTAAAATACTTCGTGATGTAGTTGATTTGTTTGGATTGATTTATAGTCGTGAATTTATATCGGCAGAAAATACAGGCCCCAACTCAACATGGAGTGATTTCGTTTATATCTACAGAGAAAAATGCCAAGAGTAAATTATGAAACTCTCGGTAAAATCATCGATGTTGATGAGAAAGACTTGGAGTTCGAAAGGGTTACAAATTCAATAGATGTAGTAGATAGAGAATATGGTGTAGAAGTCATATTCGATTATTACAGGCGTCATGGATTCCCCCACTACACAATTCGTGAAGAAGAAAAACACGACCACTTAAAAAAACTGAGAAAGTTTGATATCGATACGATATTCAAAGACAATCAGATAGTTCAAACTATGCATGGATTAAGACTGTGTTGGACTTATCATCCACATTTTTGGGAAGTTAGATGTGGGAGTGCTAAGAAATCACCGATGGAAATATTCTTGGATGATGATATGTTCAAATCTACAATTCGTAAGTGTTGGAATTGGGAACTAAAACATTATAAAGGTGAAGACCCAAATAGTGAGAGAAATGTATTTCACGAGAATAGACTTAGACAATCAATAAAG